ATAAGTGCTAGTTTGCTCACCTCGACTGTCATAGCCAAGATGCCTAGCTCTATGCCTTTTGTAAGCAGAATCTGTGAATGGTTATTTACCATGTCCTGAAACTGCCAAAGCTTGAATAGGTCGTCTGCTTCGTAGTCCATTAGAGTGCCACATCCATTTCATCGTCAATTAGCGTGTTTACAATGCGTTGCAGTGATGTGTTCCAGCAGTGACCAGAAGTAAGTGATTCTTCTATGTAGTTTGCTAGATCCTCACGGATTGCATCTAGGTCTGATGACCAAACAAGGTTCTTGTCCCTGAGTAGTGCTGCTGCTGTTTGGAAGTCAGCCTTCATTCTGCCGAGCTTCTCTATTCTCCTATCAGCCATTCTCTTAGCTCCCTGTTGTCTCTGAGCACCATGAGTAGTGAGTTCTCCCAAAGACCAATGAAGTGATGCTCCACTTCGTCATAGTCAGCTTTAGGTCTGTATTCCTCGACCTCAAAGACAAAGCGACAGGCATGCATAAGCTCGTGAAAGACTGTGACCTTCTTCTTTGATTCGTGGATGTCTTTGTCCAGAACAATAATGTTTCTGGCATCTTGTGTATAACCGTGATTGCCTTCTGTGAGGATTGGGTCATCTTTGATACCAAGCTGAACAATTTGGTATTCCTGAGCTCCGATCTTGACAACATCAGGACACCTGGCTTGCTTTTTCATAAGATACTTCCTCTAGGGCATCTTTTAGGTCATTGAGATAGATGAAATCACCTAAATCGTTGAAGGTCGAGTTCAAGTCTATGGCCTTCCAAAACCTTGTATTTTCCTGCTTCCTGCCCTCTTTTACGCCTATTTCGTAGGCAAGCATTGTGGCTCGGTGAATTGTGTCGTGCATCTCCGTGTTAGTCATTTTTTTCTCCTGCTCCTGTTTTTAGTAAAAGTATTGCTATAAGTAAAGTGTTGACCACTGACAATATGAGGATGTATTCAATCATCTTCTACTTCCTCCGCTACTTGCTTGATTGGTTCTAGTGGCACATTGATGCCGTGAGCCCTCTCGGACTTCAAGTGCATCTCAAGACTGTTGATCTTGTCCAACCGAAAGCCAGACCATCTCTTTGCATCAGTTTCGATAATCGGAGCCTGACTGAATCCCAGCTCCAAGAATCGCTTGACTGCCTTCTGGGATTTGTTTAGCTGTCGGGTCTCGAAGATGATGCCTCGCTTCTCAAACTCACGCTTGGTTTGCATGCATTGCACACAATTAGGCAGCTCCCAGACTGTAATCTTCATCACAGCATGGCTCCTGTCCTGGCGTGAATCTTCTTCTTAGAATCCCTCACTGCCTTGCAAGCAATCTCAAAGCCAACTGCCTGAGCCTTTGTTAGCTTCTGCTTTTCTCCGGCCTCCGTGATTGTGAAAGACATTGTGCGGGCTGCATACTCTGCTCCCACACGAATGCCCTGTTCGTAGGCTTCATCCATTTGCTTAGGGAAGAGACGGTCTGCCACATCGTATAGAAATAGCTTCCAGTTTCTAGGCTTCATTGATGCCCTCCAGTTTCTTGATTACATTACGGATCACATCTGCTGTGACCTTGTTACCGATGTTCCATTCTTGGTTAGACATTGTGTCTAGTTCGCTGATTAGTGAGTTCCAGCCCATGTCGTAGCCCGCTTGGAATAGGGCATCGGCGTGAAACTCAATCTGAGATTTGATTTCGTTTACTCTCATTTGTTACCTCCTGCAATTACTTTAGGGGAGGCTTATGACAAAGTGTGGGATTTTTCTATAACGATTTGATTAAGATGACGGCCCCTGGGGCACGGTCATCAGCGTAGTGTTTGCGGGCTGAGATTTCGCAAATTTGGCTGTCATCGCCCCAAATAAGCCCTGATTGACCTATGCCGTCTCCGACTGCCCTGAGCAGCTTATCCAGATCGGGAGGCACGATTGGCATAGCCCTGTCCTGTTGACGGACTGTTCTAGGTCTAGGTAAATAGAAATCCACCTCGAGCTTTATAGGCCCAAGGTGGATGTTCTGATTGGCATATGGCTGACAAGCATCAGCGATTTCTCGCCTCCATACTTTGAGAGCCTGACCAGATGCTTCTATTAGTCGCCCGTGAATTACCTTTTTAGAGCCTTGTGGCTTAGGTAGTCCGTAGACATCTAACCGAATTAGAACGGTGCATCCAATCTGTCAATTACAGCCGATTCTACCGCTTTAGGGTAAAGCTTTATCTTGACAGCAGATGTTCCATCCTTCCTGTCGTAGGTTGACAGTTTGGCATTCCCAGTAATGGTTACTCGAGTGCCCCTCTCGGCAGTGAGTAGCCAACCGAATTCTGATGATGGATCTACTGAAACATCAATGTAGTCACGGCTAATGGTTTCCCATTTGCCCTGTTCGTTCTGCTTCCGGTTAGCGTGGGTCACGGTTACAACCGAGCCCCAGTCGAATGTTTTGGCTTCTTCTACAAAGCCAGTAAATGTGAGCGAGAGTGCCATGTGTAGGTTTCCTTATCTTTCAATGTGCTCGGGATTTACGCAATCTAGCATTCCACAGATTCTGTTTCCTGGCAAGATGGGTTCCCCGAGTTCGTTTAGTGGTGTCACTAAATCTGGTGCAAATCTGCCATGCCACGGGATGCATTTCAGTTCCCCCGTGTTGACAGTTGTAGATCTTCTGGTGCGACAGGATTGGCAAAACACCTTGGCCTTTCCTCGCTTCTTGATGACATCCCAAGACATGCCACAGCGGTAGCAGGTTTCCCTTTCCCACACATAACTAGGCTAGTTGCCTTTACTACAAAAGTCATCATTTCATTCTCAGTAGTGTCGCTTGGGCTATTGGCACGGCTATAAACCTCTCGGCTGTCGTGTAAATCGTGTCCTTGACAATAACAGGGGCCTCTGACATTTGTAGGCCGTCTATGAGCAAAGCCCATGACCAGTCATCGTTTAGCATCCAGAAGATGTTTAGCTTTGAAGGCTTGATGAATTTTCTCTTTCGCTCCGAGAAGTGCACTGCCTCGTAGGGGAACTTCTGTCCCTTCCAGTTGTGCTTCACCTCCACCTCGATTTCAAAGAAGTTTTCATCCTTCTCGGCGTAAACATCTATGCCGTATTTGTCAGGGTTTACCCATGCGTCATAGTCTCGAGATTTTAGATAGTTCACGACTAGCTCTTTGGCATAGTCGTTCTTATCGAACAGGTCTTGACTGAACTTTTTGGTCATAGCCCTAATCGTCTCTTGAGCTCTGGGGTGAGTGGGACTGACCTCTTCGCCAGTTCTTCCATCTCCCGAATGTATTGCTGACTAGCCTCAATCTCTTTTTTCCGGCGTGCTTCGTTAGCGGCCTTGACTTCGGGCAGAGTTGCAGCGTTCTCCCAAGAATCAGCATTTAGCCATGAGGCAGGGTATTTCGTGTATTCAGGCTTTCGTGTCGGATCGTTCTTGTAAGCGATAGCCCCAGCGAGTATGTCCTCGAACTTGGCTCTTTTGAGAGCTGACTTGAATGCTCTAAAGGCTGCTCCCTTGTCTAGCCGTCTTGGATATTCCTTCCAGAATTCTTTGAATAATTCCTCATGCGTGTTAATAGGTTCTTGTAATGGTTCTATAAGGGTTTGCACGCCATCTGCTGTCACCCCTGACGCTCTATTTGTCACCCCTGACTGCGATTCTGTCACCCCTGAGACCGAATCTGTCACCCCTGGTAAGTTGACCCAGTATCGGTTGGATTTGTATTGACCACTGATCGGGGCGTTCTGAACCTCGACTATCAGCTCCCCAATCTTCTGCAAATACTGGATGTCCCTTTGGACACTACGCTCTGAGGCATTGACCATCTGAGCCAGCCGTCTGATTGAGGGCCAAGCCCCTATCTCGCCTTGGTGATCTGCAATAGCCAAAAGCACTAGCCGTGCCCTGCCATCCGACTTAGATTCCCGCCATACGGCATTCATAATTTCAATGCTCATAACAATCCTTCTATTCTTTTGTTAGCTAGTTCCACATACTCTTGACTAATTTCTGAGCCAATAAAATTTCTAAAATTCAAAATCGCCATTTTCGCAGTTGTTCCAGAGCCCATGAAAGGGTCATAGACCAAATCTCCCTCATCAGTCCAAGTCAAGATATGGTCTTGCGCAAGTTTTTCCGGAAACGGGGCAGGATGCTTTACGCCGTTGAAACTTGTGATGTATTTCCAGATGTTATTTCTAGGAGAAAATTCTGGAACTGGATTCTTTAGTTTGCCCGCAAAGTCTTTGTATCCGGCCCACTTATTCGGCTTATCACAAATGAGATTTGCTTTTGGCTTGCCCTTGCTGAATACAAACATAAACTCAAAGATTTGCGTGTATCTGTTTCCATTTCTTGTAGCTGGATAGGCAGGGCTGTTCTTTTCGTAAATCATTGTGTCGTGCAGATTGAAACCAATTTGCTTGAAAAAAAGTGCTTGCCTAAAACTAGTCCCAGATTCGGAACCTGATTTCGTAGCATCACCAATCACCCAGACGACTACTCCACCGTGCTTAGTTACCCTAAATAACTGATGTGCTATCGATTCAAATTCAAAGGTAAATCCGTTATATTCACGCAAATCATCGTAAGGTGGGCTCGTAATAGTCGCTTGAATAAACTCATCCGGCATAAGCCTTAGAGTTTCTAAACAGTTTTGATTGTAGATTTTATTGACTTCCATGGTCAGCTCAAGCTCACCTTCTGAAAAGCTTGGCGAGCCGTGTTGTCCCTAGCTCCACCAGCCCATCTGCCGGCGTGAAAGTAAAGTTTCTTGACCGAATCTAAATACTTCTGTTGAGTAAGTTTTTTCTTTTCCTGCTCAAAATTCAGGCTCTGGATCTCCTGATCCTCTATCGCTATCGCCCGCTGTCTCATCCGCAAGGCTAAGTCCTCGCAATTCATGTTTGCCTCCTTCTAGGTCTAATACATACCAGATGCCCGAGCACTTATCAAGTAACGGGGCCTCTGTTGTTTCATATCTGCTCAGTTTGTGTCCATCCAGCCGAGCTTCTTTCGCTACTTCGGCATCTGCCTCCATAGCAAAGTTGTAGTTATGGCAGACAAGAATCAGATTGTCTACCCGATTTAACGCCTTTGAACCTCCCGAGCCACGGTTGATACGGTGATGCGGAACTAAGTCAATTCCAGTCCCACAATGCCAGCACCATGCATCCCGCTTTAGCAGGACATCTCGCAGCTTTTTTGAAAGGGTCACAGGTTAATGTCCATTTGCATCAGCTTGGCTTGTGTCCCAGCAGCCATCAGAGCCGTTTCTAGGGCCTTTATTTTGACCTTTATGCGATTCACCTTAGCCCGAGCTAAATCACGCTCTAAACGGGCTTGAGAGGCTTCTAAGCGGCTAATGGCAGTGCGGTCTGCAACCGTGCCCTGAGACCGAATAAAAGCCATCTGTTCAAGGGTGTCTAAATCGAACTCTTTTTGGGCTAGGTCTACCTCAGCCTGATAAAGGGCATCAGCTCCCTTATTGTTCTCCGCCGTCAGTTCTGCGATCTGCTTGGCTATCTCCGATGGATGCACTTAGCTGCTCCATTCGCTCAAGCATGTTGATACGCCAGATTTCACTTTCCTCTGCCAGCTTTCGGCTTAGTAGTAACTGACCCGATTCCCTCGCCCGCTGCTGTTTCATCAAACAGTCCTGATATGCTTCCTTCAGTTCCTGAAGGCTTGCTGCCTGTATCTGGTAGAGCATTAGCCCTTTCCTTTATGTAATCCAGCACGGATGTAGTTACTCTTTTCGCCTTGGCTTGTGCCCAGAGGCTACGGAGTGCTTCCTTGTCATTCAGGCTATCAGCATCAGCCTTCCAATCTCTTTCGCCCATCGAGCTAAGAGCTTCTACGGCATTGAACTTCTCTACCTTCTCCATCTCCTCACGGCTTGGCCTTTTGAGGCCCGAGTAGATGTAGTTCGCAAGGCAGCGACCAATCGAACTGGTCTCACATCGTTCCAGAGCAAATGGGTCTGAGTTAGCCTCACTTGCCCAGCCAGTTGTCTTGGGCAGGTCTGTTGCCTGATCTCCAGCGGTCAGGTAGAGCCGTGTCTCAATTACCCATAGCGATGAATCCTTGGTGTGGTTGACGGTGACGATACGGGCATCCTTGTTTTCTTCGTCTGCCCAGAAACTGCGAAGTCTCTCTTCTACAGTTGCATACTGTGATAAATCGAATCTAGCCATTGCTTCCTCCTACTTGTGAATCACTAGATAAGGCACGCCATCTCTGCGGGCTTGCCTAGTTGCTACTTTGATTTTCTGTCCATCTTTCAGAACAAAACCTGTCTTTGCGTATTGCATTGTGTCAAGAACCATGGATTTCAGCAAGTTGACTTGCGACTGAGATTCATCGAGCATTGCCTGAGCGTTCTTGAGCTGTAGTCCCAAAGTCCCCAGCTCTACCTCCGTATCGTCAATCTGCGGGTGCTGTTGGCGAACTGTCTGGTAGGTGCTCTCTGACCCATCCCATTCTGGGCGTGTGCCATCTATCAAGCTCTTGTGAAACATCGTGGCGTAGTCAGCCTGGGTGAGCTGAACAAACTCATCAGCTTCGACCTCATACTCAAACCAGTCCATGCCGGCGACAGCTACGACAATCGCCTTGCTTACGCCCATCACATGCATGTAGTGCTGCACCTGACAGGCATAGTGTGCGGGCAGGGCATCCCAGTTGTAGCGAGCTGTCTTGACCTCTATAACAATCCATTCGCCAGTCTCCTTGTTACGAGCCATTGCGTCAGGGTTTGCGTGCATGAATTCAAACTCTTTAGACACGAATGATCCTGCACGGTAAATCTCTAGCTCAGGGTGCTGTTGACCGAATAGCTTGAGGATAGGTTCCTCAAAGGCTTTGCCTAACCGAATTGCCCAGTTCTCTTGAAAGCTGTTGGGGATAAGTTCTAGCTTCTTGGCCCATAGTGTGTAGGCACTCTCCCATGGGTTTAGCCCCATGATTGTGCCTATCTCAGACCCGCCGATTGAGTGCTTGCGGGTCTCGTGCCACTCAGGGCTGTCTGATTCAAAGTTTCCCAGGTGAGTAGCCTGTGGAAAGTTCTCGGGTGTTACATATTCCAATTTGTCCTCCTATGACTTAGTGACTAACATACACATAGGTGGTGACATTTTGAAAGAATCTCAAAAGAAATACATGAAGCTCCAGTGGGCAATCAAGAAGAATGGCGGGGTTGTCTGTGAGCAGGTGCCTCACATTTTCTTTCCCGAAGATTCCTATAACACCGATAACGGCTACTTTGCCGAGAAGAAACTTGCCCTAAAGATTTGTTCCCAGTGCCCTGTTCAGCAGCTTTGTGCTGATTATGCAATGACGGCCCGTGAGCCCTACGGCATCTGGGGTGGCACTACTCCTACTGACAGATAAGCGAAACCCCCTAGGAAAAGTCTAAAACCTAGGGGGCTTCTGCTAACTAACTAGAAGGAGAGCAACACTCTCCAGATAAGTATACGACTAACCGAATGTTTGTCAAATAAGAAACCCCCGCCATTTAGACGGGGGCTACTCGGCTTAGCTAGGAGGCTTATGGACAAGCGAACAAGGATGTCAAATAACAGCCGAGCAAGACTAGCTTAGTCCTTTTTGAAAGCAACTGAGGTCAGGATTGAAAGAAATCCGGCACCAAGTGAAACCGAAGCCAAGCTTACCCAATCAATCGTAAACAGACCCATAGATCCTGTTCCTAGGAAAGCTATGGCTGACTGAGCTACGGTCTTGACAGCTCGCTCTCCTGCATAATCTCTCCAAAATGCAACGCTAAATATCTTCATTGTCCCGCTTCCTTATCTTTACATCTTCGTATGTAGCAAATGCAGTATAAGCGGTGAGGATTATAGAAATCAAGGCAACTCCGCCGATTATCAGTTCCCTGCTAACCGAACTGTCAGAGGCGTAGGTAGCTGCACCGAAAAGAATCATTAGGGCAGACAACGCAAAGCTCATGTAAATAAGCCTACGGCGATGCTTCCAACTAGGCATCGAGACGCTCGTCAATGAACTTTTCAGGGTCAAAGACAGTGCCGAATGTTACCGATGTGACCCTTGGGCCAATTGTGAGATGAAGATGAGCGCCTTTGGAAGCTGATCCCGTGTTGCCTACTTTGCCGACTGTCTGGCTTTGAGTGATGATTGTTCCAGGCTTTAGCTTCGGCTCTTCTTTCAGGTGGCAGTAACCAATGTAAACAACTTTGTCATTGACCGAATCCCAGGCAGTCTGCACCAGCACCCAACCGAGAATGCTTGACCATTTGACAACCTGCACCGTTCCGCCGCTAACAGCGGGAATGCGTGTGCCTTCTTTTGGTGCGTAGTCCAGTCCACGGTGCGGGATAACACGGCCCTTGATCGCACCGAATCGGGATGTAATTGTTTTTTTAGAAAATGGGTGTCTCATCGTAGTAATGCCCAGAGAGCTGCAATAAAACCCGTAATGCCTGATCCAAGAGCTGTGAATACAAGCTTCTCAATCCACTCCATGCGAGCGAGTTTCTGCTCTACTCGATTCATGCGAGCAGGTAAGTCTTTGAGGTTTTTGATATCCGAGACCAGTTCTATTTGAACGGCCTGTAGCTCCAGCAATTTTTCATACACATCTCGTTGCGTTATGCGAACGCCGTTTGTTTCCTCAGCCATGACTAGCCTAGAAGTGCGAGTATCTCGGCCTCTGATAGACCTAGTGCTTCGAGCTTTGCCTTTGCACTTTTTTTGTTTGCCTGTTTCTGAGCCTCGGCAGCTTCCCTCTCAGCCTGTTCGATAGCGGCTTGTGCGGCTTGTGCCTCACGCTCAGCTATCTCAGCATCGGTTAGGGGAATAATCTGCACCTTGTCAGGGTGGCCTTCGGGAAGGCTGCAATCTACAACTAGGCGT